CTCCCATACCCTTTGGGTTTGTATCATTTACACCACAAAACCTGCTGTTTCTGTATCATTTACACCACAAAACCCCTTGGGTCATGCATCATAATTACTGGATGAATACACAGTGGTCAAAGATGCTATCAAAAGGATAGTGGGGTAAATGTGCCCATTGGGTCAGATATTCAAGGGTAAATGACCCCTTGGGTTGTGCACAATTCACTGGTGCCCGATTCAGTTGGGTCATTGATGCACGGAGCATGAATCTTTTGATTCTCGGATACCCCTGGGGGTAGGGGGAGTACGGTCACGCGCGGCGGTGGTTAACGTAATTGGAGAATTTGAAAATGCAAGCTATACAAACAAAGTACCTGGGTGCAACCAACACCAAAGGATCGAGGATCAAGGCTACATGCGCAGCCGGGTCAATCACTATCAGCTACCCGCACGAGTTATCAGGGCAAGCAGTACACCGCGCCGCAGCTGACGCGCTCGTTGTCAAACTCGGATGGGTCGAACCTAACTATGGCCCACTTGTCGGAGGGTGTTTGCCCGATGGGTCTTACTGCTTCATTTTCGACAATCAATGGGCGAAGGAGTAAGCTATGAGCTACATCCAAAGACGTGGGAATGGCTACCTGGAAACAGTAGACCAGTTTGACACCCTGAAAGAGGCACGCTTGATGCTTGCTGAGTACCGCATGAGTGACCCTTTGGGTTATTACTATATTTCGTCACGCCCTTGTAAAGGGTGGTCAAAATGAAAAACTATTTCAACATTGAATCTAAAACTCAGTCCGGTAGAAATAAAGGGTATTGTGCAATTGATAAATTTCGCACAGCATACGATGCAACTGGGCGTAGTTGGGTTGTGTATGGTAAATCAGGCTATTGGGCAGCTAGAGCTAATGTAACTTGTCAGGGGTTGAAAAGTTTACTTATCGGGTTTGAGACCCTTGATGAAATATCGGCTGAATTAGCAGCTATCGGAAACGAGGTATCAAAATGAAAACCCTATTTTTCGTAGAGATCACGGACACCTTTGGAGGCGAAGCTAATTTTTCGTGGGTCACACGCCACATCATAAAAGCTAAGTCAATTAGGGGTTGCGTTAACGCGTTAACGCGCAGGTCAGGAATCAGTTGGCACAGTGTAGGCTGTGGTCGTTATGACTCGCATAGTGGCGCTACGTGCGCATTCATTCAGGAATATGATCCCGAATATAACGATTGTATTGGGCTGGAAACCGACGATAGGAGGCCAAAATGATGACCCAATTTTATATTTCTCGCCACGCTGGCGGTGTTGTTTATCTGTGCTTACGCGACATTAACCATCCATGGTACGGAGAAGTGATTCAACGCATGGATCAATATTTTAAGGGGTCAAAATGAAAACATTAAACGAACTGGAGCGCGCTGCGTATCTGGCGGGTGATACATCACTTGCAGCAGGATTTGCGGCTATCGACGACCTAAATAATGTTCTATTAGATCGAATGATTGAAACCCAGATTGAGGAAAAACTTGACATGGCAGTTAACGATAACTGCCCAGACTATGCAGCGTACAAACAGTTCTTCAATGACTGTTTTGAACGATTGAATGGTCATTATCCATGCCCTTCCGTCACGTCGGATTACGACCGTTCAATCATTTTTGAAACTATTAAACGAGGTGAAGGGGCAACAGAATGAAAACACAATTCAATCCATTCCCTGAAGTCTCAAGTCGTTATGGCGCTCCAATGGGGCGATATGGTGACAACCCCTCAAATCTAATGGGCGTGAAGCGCCTTCACGCGCGCCATCAAGGTGGCGAGGGCGGTTACGACAAGGGCGGCGCGTACTGGGGCACACCGTCGAATGTGTGGGGCGTATGGGCACACATGGGTGGTGAAATCGTTTGCTGCTACGTGCGCGCATCATCCAGATTAGCGGCTATACGCAAAGTCAGGGAGGGCGAATAATGAAAACCCTCGACGATGATGACTCACTATTCTGGTTTGAAGATGACCCAGAAAATGACCCCGACTATGAACCCGGTATCTGCCCTGCATGTAACGGCTCAGGCGAAGGCTATTCGGACGGCTCAAGGTGTAACGCCTGCAAGGGCAAAGGAGAAACAGCATGAGACAACATTACAAAATCGAACCAAAGCCTATGCCTCAGTGGCTTGAGACCCTTTACGATTGCGCGCTTGCTATCGTAATTGGTCTACTCTTATCAGGCGCTCTATTTGAGGTATTGCCAAAATGACAAATATGCAAATTAAACATCGTCGTACTGGTATTGTCTTAGTCGAAGGTGCCTCGGGAATGACAATGCGCCAGACACTCGAAATGGCTACTGCCAATAAAATTGACCTGCGCAGCGCGGACCTGCGCAGCGCGAACCTGCGCAGCGCGGACCTGCGCAGCGCGAACCTGTACGGCGCGGACCTGCGCAGCGCGAACCTGTACGGCGCGGACCTGAGCAGCGCGGACCTGTACGGCGCGGACCTGCGCAGCGCGGACCTGCGCAGCGTGGACCTGAGCAGCGCGGACCTGCGCAGCGCGAACCTGTACGGCGCGGACCTGCGCAGCGCGGACCTGCGCAGCGCGGACCTGCGCAGCGCGGAATTATCGGATACCGTTGCATTAACGGGCGATAGACCGTTTTTCACAATTGGCCCTATTGGTTCACGGTCGGATTACATCCAGTCGTTCATTACGAACAATGGTGTAATCATCGAAACTGGATGTTTCAATGGGTCAATTGATGATTTTGAAAGAGCAATCGTTGATACGCATGGTGGTAGTAATCACGCAACCGAGTATCAGTCTGCTATCACCCTGATACGTAAACATGCTGAATTGTGGGGGTCATGAAATGATTATCACAATCGCATGGATTGCCATCCTACTTATCGTCACATGGTTGACAAGGGGTGACTTGTGACAACACTCGAGCGCATCAACGCGGCGCAAAGCCGTTTAGGTCTCAGTATCGACGCAATGGCTCAATACTTGGGTGTATCGGTTCACACCCTGCGTAAGTGGCAGAATGGGCAGCGCATACCGGGTGCCATGGTTGACCGACTGTTAGACATTCTTTCAGCAGTCGAATGTATGGCACCACAGATACACGCCACGCTACTGCAGTACTGGCAGAATGATCCGCCAACAATCGAACCATCGGAATGATTTAAAGCCCCGTCAAGGGGCTTTTTCACGTCTGGGTCACATCACTACTCACCGTCAATAATCAATGCCCTTAACCCTTGTTCGTGAGCTTGTGGGGTTGTCTGCATACATTTGTTCTACTGCCCGCTTCTTGGCTGCATTGGAGCGTGCCCTGTATCCCGCGAACCGTTCTTTCAGGGCGGGATCAATCGCCCATTCGGTAAAGTGCTTACCCTCTTTCGAACGATCATCAATCCGCACAACCCACTTTTCATTTTCCAAAGGGTACATTGCATTGGTGATTAGCTGGTCTTCCTGCCATGGTTGTGCGTCTTTTAACTGCACCCTGGCGGATCGTCTCAAGTCGCTCAGGCTTACATACTGGGTATTGACACAATGCTGAATGATCCACTCACGAACCCATGTGTCAAGCTGGCTGACACCTGCCAATTCAATCAGGGTGTACCTGAACATGGGCACGATGTAATGCTTGATCATCTTAGACACCCTGCGCACCAGGGCGGCGCTCACTAAGGGACTAAAAGGCGACTCCAGCATATGCAGAACAAGGCACAGGCGACCATGCAGACCTTCGAGCTTCGAATATGCCGTCATGAAGGTGCTTATGGTCAGCAGCAGGCGATCATCGTCGCGCTGTGCATAGTACCAGTCTTCATAGTCCTCAAACGCGCTCTGAGCCTCATCTGAGAACCGATAGGTCTGTACAGGCATGGCATGAGCGCACCTGATGGCCTGTTCCCACTGACCCTTGTTCAGTAAGAAGTCAGGGATTGTCTTCCCGCGCTTGGCTAAGTCCCCATTGATTGCGGCCGGGATGAACCGCTGCAGTAGGCCGTCGGTTTCTAACTTGGACATGGCGTTCTTGAACACGCTGGGTTGCACATTCCCATAGATCGAAACCGCGTGATTTTCTGCTTTTATTGCACCTTGTACACCGACGCGATCCATGACATACGAGCGGGAGTCATACCCTTGCACCCAGCAGCCACGATCATCACCACTTTTCGGGTCGCACATGCGCCCGATCCAGCTTGAGAGTTCATCGAACACTGCCAGCAGGCCTTGGGGTCTATCGGCTGTCATTCGAACGAGCTTTTGGGAGGTCACATCGTTGATCGTCAGGCGCTTATCGACTGGTTTCGGGGGAGGTGTGGCATTGGTAGGTGCTACCACAGGTGCCAGTTGACCCTCGGCTGACGCTGCAGCTTCGAGCCATGCCTTGCGCACCCCGTTGCACATGGCCTCTACCCCCTCCCAGTCGAGCAGTGCCTTGGCGTACCGTTCGCGGTCCTCAGATTCGATTTGATTGATCAGTTCCAGCATCTCGGATGAACCGGGTGACTTCTTGTCCCCTGGTTCACCGATGGTCATAAGCCAGAGCACTGGGGGCACCTTGTAACCCGGCCTGATCTCAAGGCGCATACGCGAGTCGATCACTGCGCAGGCAGCGCCCAGACCTGCAAACAGAGGGATCATCGGGTCACAACCCACTGTCTCAGCGATCTGGCTGGCGCGGGTAGCGAGCACATCGGGCAGCAGGGAGAAGTCAAGTTTCGGGGGTTTGGGGGTGAAGATGATCTGAGACTCGCCCTCAGTGACCAGTGGCTGACCGTCAACGGGTTTGAAGAACATACTGGCGTCGGGGATCGGCCTGACCCACCCGCCATCCTTCGCCAGCTTGAATAGAGTTCCGATGCGGATACCAACTGCCTTGTCGCCTTTGAATGATGCCCACTGCGTGAGTATTTCAGCCTCACCCGGATACCGCGCCTCACACTGCTTGCTCCACTCGTTCCAAAGCGCAAGGGCATTGTCAAGTTGATCTGTCCGGGTTCCTGCGAAGTGCAGGGCCATGCCTACCTTGATCCACGTATCACGGTCACAGTCTGAACTGATGAACTCCAGTGCTTGGTGTATCTCGTCCCATGAGGCATCGAAATTGGTATTGCAGGCCATGACGCGCTCGGTGTCGGCAGTCAGCAGGGCCTGCCACATGTTCAACAGTTCGAGCGGGATGGTCGGCAGACGACTCCAATGTCCGTTACCTGCCCAACGATAGGGCTGCTGGGTCAGAGGGTGGATGGTCGGCGGGAGTATGTCCTGAACTGTTAGACCTGTTGCCGTGGCACAACGCAGTTCATAGGCGACTTGACCACCGATGATGATCTTCTTGGACCTTAGCGTGATACCCGCAGGCATCGCGTAAAGCAGCTTACCGTGCCCTGCACGACCACTGTCGATGATCACCGCATCGGGGGCTGCATACAGCACATTGATGTCCAGACCGTGAGGGATCAGTGCTCCTGCAGCCACATCCCAAGAGTCAATGTCCAGTGCCATGGTGCCGCTGTAGGCGTGACACAGACCCATACCGTGACCGGGTAGGATGTCGGCCTGTGACTTGACCATGTTCTCCTTGTGCTGCCAGCCGGGTGTTCGGGGACCCTTCGTATTTGGCGGGATAGAGCACAGACCCCACCCATGGGAGATATACACGTCGGCGGAAGCCGGGTGCTGGATCACCTGATTAACTTGCTGAACCGCTGTCATCATCACCCTTTGAAAATTATTTCAGTCATTGTGCCACTAAAGTTTGAAAAAGTGAAACCTTTGTGATACATTTACAGCAAATGGAGAAACAAATGGCTGAAAATCCCAAAACCAAATTCTTGAACACTCGGGTCACACCGAGTGAGCATGAAGCGTTCGTGAAGAAGAGTAAGCGGTTCGGTGAACCGTCATGGTTACTTCGCGAACTGATCACGGGCTTCATTGAAGACCGTATTTCTGTTAAACCACCTGTCACCACGAAAGAAGAACTTTATGTTAAGTAACGACGTAATCATCACAATCGCACAAGCCATCATTGCCAACGCCAACGTGTTGCAAAGTCTGGTCGATCACCTGCCTGTTGAAACCAAAGAAGCGGTTGCGAGTGTAGTGACACCCGCCCCTGCCGCGCAAGTGGTCAAGTCAAAGAAGGTTGAAAAGGTTGAACCTGCACCTGTTGTCGCCGCACCATTGCCTGTGATCGAACCAGTCGCAGCACCTGTGTTCACAGCACCTGTCCCGGTGGTCGCCACCCCTGCACCTGTTGCAGCACAGATGCCACCTCCCCCAGTTTTTACATCAGTCGTGAACCCATTGAATACGACTACCGATACGAAATCAATGGGTAATGTCGCTGCACCGTTCAGCGACCCCAAGGGCTTGCTAGCATATGTCATCGCATCGTATAACGCCCTAGGTGCGCAAAAGGGTGCGGGTATCCAACAGGTGCTGGTGGCTAACGGGTATCAGAACATCAATGACGTCCAACCTGACCACTATGCGGCCCTGTATGCTGGCATCGAAGCTCTGAAGGTCTGATCATGACTGATCACGCAACACTCTCACCGAGTAGCAGGAGTCGGTGGAAACGCTGCCCCGGTTCGGTTCGGGAGACTATCGGTCTGCCTGACCAACCGTCAGGTCCATCAGCAGTTGACGGGACTCATTCCCACACGCTCTTGGAGCACTGCATCAAGGCCGATCTCGCTGACCCTTTGAACATGGTCGGTCTCAAGATGAAGGACCATGATGGCGAGTTCGTTGTGGATCGTGCCCGTGCAGAACGTGTCAAGATTGCCGTGGACTACCTTGGTGAGAGAGTCAACCATAGTGCGACTGTTCTTGCTGAATCTCGGGTCAACCCTGAGCACCTGCTTGGTCGCAAAGACCTGTCAGGTACTGTTGACGTTCAGATCGTCATGGGTCGGAATGTGGAGATCATCGACTACAAGGACGGGTTCAATCCTGTCAGTGCTGAGAACAATGATCAACTCGAACAGTACGCCTTCGGTGTGTTGGCCGGGTACAAGCTGCCAATCAATGCTGAGTATCCAATCGACACCATCATCATGACCATCATTCAGCCGAAGTTGGCGCTGAGGGGTCTCAACCCGATCAGTTCATGCACAGTGACGGTTCAGGAGATGCTTGGGAAGATTGGTCAGATCGTGGTGGAAGCTGCGGCAACGGACGACCCTAAAGCACCACTGGTACCTGGTGAGACCCAGTGCAAATACTGCCGTGCTCGTGGTTCCTGTTCAGCACTGGCTACCAATGTCATGAAGGACATTGGTGTCATGTTCCAACCTATGGTTCAGTCTGCACCTGCCGATGAGATCAGCCACCAGACGGCATCGAAGGACCCCAACACGATGACTGATCAACAGATCAGGGAGATCATGGAAGGGGCACCACTGATGCGTCAGTTGCTGGACTCTGTAGAAGAGGAAGCACTGAAGCGGTTCAAGGCAGGTATCTCGATCCCCGGCTTGAAGGCGGTCAATGGTCGTGGGTCACGCAACTGGAACCTGCCCGATGACCAGATTGCCGAGAAGTTGAAGCGCATGGGTGTACCCAAGGATCACATATGGGAAACCAAGCTGGTCAGTGTCGCCAAAGCCGAGAAACTGACTTGGGAGAAGACCAAGGCTGGTGAGAAGGTTCGGGTCCAGTTGACAGAGCGTCAGCGCAAGACCCTTGATGCTGAGTATGTGACGAAGTTGGCCGGAAAATTGACCATCGTTCCCGAATCAGATAGCCGTCCTGCGGTTATCATGAATGCCGCTCCGATGTTCGCAGCGGTTGAAAGTGTACCAGTGGCGGATTCCCTGCCAGCATGGCTCTCGTAACTTAAAGAGGTAACTCAAATGTCAGAAATCATTTTTATCAGTAATGCTCGCCTTTCGTTCCCCCACATCGCGGAACCACAATCGAAAGACCAACCCGATGGTTCCAAACGCATCTCGTACAACTGCGAGTTGCTGACTCTTCCCGACCATCCCGGTTACAGGCAGTTCATGCAACTGTACGCCACCATGGCCGCTGAGAAGTGGAAAGAGCACGCCAACACGGTGATGCAGATGATCCACCAGGATCGCAAGTCTCGCTGCTACGGAAGCGGCAACGAGAAGCTGTCCAAAAAGACGTACAAGCCTTACGACGGATACGATGGTCACATGTACATCACCGTGGGCCGTGACACCCCTCCACAGATCATCCAAGCTGACGGTAAACCCATTGACCCGGCCAACACCATGGCCTACCAGCAACTGACCCGCAAGATGTACGGCGGTTGCCGTGTCAATGCTGCCATCAAGCCATGGTTGCAGGATAACAGTCACGGTCGCGGTGTTCGCTGTGACCTGATTGCCCTCCAGTTCGCTGGTGACGATGTAGCGTTTGGTGATGGTGGTACGGTCGATGTGACGGGTATCTTTGGTGCTGTTGCTGCACCTGCAGGTCCAAGTGCTGCACCCGCGATGCCTGTGCCCCCGTTCATGCAGGGGATGCCATCGTTCTTGTCGTGATTTGAAAATGGGGTGAATGCGCAGGCTGATGCGCAAAGTTGGGAAGTCTTGTGGTGCCCATAGAACCACGTGTCGGAGATCAGTACCGACCACCCCACCCCTGTAACAGTAAGGAGTAATGAAAATGACTAACGACGAAATCGGCAAACAGTACGATCTGTACGAAGACGTGATTGTGAAAATACGGTTTGGTGGACCAGTCACAAAGGCGCAACAACACCAACAGCTTGCACGCATCGCAGCAGCGGAGCGTGAAGCCTGTATTGCAATTTGCGAAACCATTGCGAACAGTCTGCACTACACAGGTGATGTCGAAAGCTGCATCCTCTCGATGAAGGATCGCAAATGACTAACGACTTCATCTACGACATCGAGACCTACCCAAACATCTTCACGTTGGCTGTTGAGCAAGTTGATGCACCGTTCAAGTGGGCATTTGAGATCAGTCAGTGGCGTAATGACTCGAAAGAGATCATCGAGTTCCTGACCTACTTGCGCGACAACAACGCCATGATGGTGGGCTTCAATAACCTCGGGTTCGACTACCCAGTGCTGCACATGCTTCTGAAGATGGGTTATGCAACCGCTGACATCTTGTACCAGAAGGCCATGTCGATCATCCAGTCTCAGGACTCGGACAAGTTCACCCATATGGTCTACCAGTCAGATCGTTTTGTCGAACAGGTCGATCTGTTCAAGATTCACCACTTTGACAATAAGGCGCGCTCCACCAGTCTGAAGGTGCTTGAGTTCAACATGCGAAGTGACACTGTGGAGGACCTGCCGATCCGGGTGGGTACCATGGTCAAGGAGTCTGAGAGGAACCTGATCAAGCAGTACAACGCTCATGATGTGCAGCAAACCAAGAAGTTTTATGCATATTCCAAGGATATGCTTAATTTCCGTGAAAAATTGAACACGTTGTACCCCGGCAAGGACTGGATCAACTTCAATGACACCAAAATCGGCAAGGAGTTTTTCATTCTGAAGCTGGAAGAGGCCGGGGTGCCCTGCTACGACTATGGCGCCATGGGGCGCACGCCACGGCAGACCAAACGGCCATCCATCGCGCTCAAGGATGCAATCCTACCGTGGATCCAGTTCAAACAACCCGAGTTCACCCGTATCCTGAATTGGCTCAAGGGTCAGGTCATCACCGAGACTAAAGGGGTGTTTGAGAATGTGACCTGTACAGTCAACGGGTTCACGTTCGTCTTTGGTTTGGGTGGTGTACATGGGTCAGTTGAAAACACTATTGTCGAGTCAGATGATGAGTTCGTCATCATCGACCTCGATGTCAGTTCGTACTACCCCAACTTGGCAATCGTCAACGGGTTTCACCCGCAGCACCTTGGTAAGACCTTCTGCACGATATACAAGAACCTGTACGAACAGCGTAAGTCGTACCCCAAGGGATCGGCTGAGAACGCAATGCTCAAGCTGGCACTCAATGGGGTCTACGGGGACAGCAACAACCCGTTCAGCGTGTTCTACGACCCTCTGTTCACCATGTCGATCACGCTCAATGGTCAGTTGCTGCTGTGCAAGTTGGCCGAACTGATCATGGAGTGGACAGATGCTGAACTGACACAGTGCAACACGGACGGGCTGACTGTCAAGATCAAACGGTCTGAGGTTGATCAATTGGAGAAGGTTCGTCATGAGTGGGAGGTCGCCACAGGACTCCAGCTTGAGGAAGCAATCTACTCCCGCATGATCATTCGAGATTGCAACAACTACGTTGGGGTCTACACCAACGGGAAGGTCAAGCGCAAGGGTGCCTATGAGCACGACCTAGAGTGGCACCAGAACCACTCTGCACTGGTGGTGCCCAAGGTGGCAGAACAGGTGCTGGTCCACGGCGCACCGATCAGGTCCAGTGTCGAAGCACATCCTGACATCATGGACTTTATGCTGCGCGCCAAAGTGCCACGGTCAGGCAGGCTGACCATCGAGAAGGATGGTGAGCACCAGCAGATTCAGAACATCACTCGGTATTACGTCGCCAAAGGAGGAGGGCATCTGTTCAAGTGGTTGCCGCCATTGAAGGGTAAGACCGAGTGGCGCAAGTTCGCCGTCGAAAGCGGTTGGGGTGTGCAGGTATGCAACGACATCAGTGATGCCGGAGAACTGCCTGTGGACTTCGACTATTACGTGAATGAAATCGAAAAACTTACTTTGAGCATGACATGAGAACACCTGAACTGAACGATCCCAAAACCACACCTGACTTCGACCACTGGGAAAAGGAGCATCTGATCGTATTCGCTAAGGCGGCATACGAACGACTTCGTGAGATGCACTACGAAAACGAGTGCCTGAAGCTGGAACTGAAAACCAGCAATTTGCTTTTACAGGACGACATGAAATGAGCGCAAGAGATACACAAGTCGGGGGCACGCACTACAAGTCCCAGAAGGTCCAGCCGTGGGACGTAATCGACACATGGCCTGCTCAGCAGCAGGTGGGGTTCTACCGTGGTAATGCGCTCAAGTACATCATGCGAATGGGTGGTAAAGACCTGCCGTTGAATGAGGCTCGCAAGGCCACCCACTACTTGCAGAAGCTGACTGAACTACTGGAAGGAGACGACCATGAATAAATTAATCTGTGTTGCCCTGGTTGCTTTCGACATTGGTCTGCTCGTTGACAAGATCGGTCGAATTCCCACACCCATTACTGAACCCCTACCGTGGTGGCATGTAATGATGAGTATCTTTGCCTTTGTTGTACCCATCGGGTTTGCATATCTTGCGGGGCGTGATGATGAAAAATCTTGATCCACTTGAGAAGGTCATCGAGGTTGCTGTGTGCAAGTACGCCCAGTCCAAGGGGTTTCTGACGTACAAGTTCACCAGTCCTGCACGGTCGGCAGTACCTGACCGTCTGTTCATCGCACCGGGTGGTCAGTGCATGTTCATCGAGTTTAAACGACTCGGACAGAAACCAACACCTGCACAACAACGCGAACACACCCGACTGACCAGTCAGCATGTCGATGTGTATGTGGTTGACAGTATTGACGACGGGAAGCTGTTGATTGATGAGTGGGTACACCCCGCATGGTTAGCACGATGCTAACCCTTGACAAGCTGCATGAGTACCAGAAGAAGGCGGTCAACTTCCAATGTACTCACCCCCACTCGATGCTATGGCTCGATATGGGGCTTGGTAAGTCGGTCGTCACCCTGACCAGCATAGCCCACCTGATCAAGACTGGATTCATGACAGGTGTGATCATCGTCGCACCGATCCGGGTGTGCAGGTTGGTCTGGCGTCAAGAGGCGATGAAATGGCAGGGGTTGTCTCACCTGACCTTCAGTGTCGTCATGGGCGACAAGGATCAGCGTACCAGGGCGCTGCTGCGACCTGCCAACGTCTACCTCATCAACTACGAAAACCTCGGTTGGCTCGCTGAAACGCTGCATACATACTTCGTCAGGCAAAAGAAGGCCCTACCGTTCAACGGTATCGTCTGGGATGAAATCTCCAAGATGAAGAATAGTAGCACCAACAGGGTCAAGGCGACAAAGAAGATTCTGCAACACTTCGCATGGTCAACGGGACTGACTGGGACACCCGCCAGCAACGGCTACAAGGACCTGCATGGGCAGTTTCTGGTGGTGGACAGGGGTGTACGCCTCGGTGAGTCCAAAACAGCGTTTAAGCACCGCTTTTATCGCAAGATCGGACCGTATAAGGAGGTGCCCTACGATGACACCGAGACCACGATCAAGGGTCTGATCGGTGACATCACGCTGGAGATGAGCGCAGAGGACTACAACCCGCTGCCCGACCTGATGATCAACGATGTCAACATCGAGATGCCTGCTGAACTTCGGGGTATGTACGACGAGATGGAAAAGAACCTGTTCCTCCAGCTTGACAATGGTGTCGAAAAAGAAATGTTCAACCAGGCATCACTGACCAATACATGCCTGCAGTTCAGTAACGGGTCAATCTATCCGGTGGCCGGGATGCCCCTGTGGGAACCGATCCACTCACTCAAGCTGGACGCTCTTGAGGAGATCGTTGACGAGGCTCAGGGTAGCCCTATCTTGTGCTCCTACGCATACCGCAGTGATGCTGCCCGGATCATGGAGAGGTTCAAGAGTCTCAACCCGATCAACCTGACAGAATGCAAGTCCGAGAAGTCACTGGTTGATGCCATGGCGCGATGGAAACGCGGCGAATGCCCATTGATGATTGGTCACGCGGCGTCGATGGGGCATGGCATCGACGGGCTTCAGGACCGTGGGCACACGCTGGTCTGGTTTGGCCTGAACTGGTCACTTGACCTGTACGATCAGTTCAACGCTCGCGTACGTCGTCAGGGTCAGGGTGCCCCGGTCATCTGCCATCGGATCATGATGATCGACACGCTGGACCAGGCACAGGCTCTGGCGCTTGACGAAAAGGCAACAACGCAGACAAGTTTGAGAAAAGCCGTAAAAGAGTACAGACAGTCCAGAAAGCTGTGATACACTGTGTAACGTAACAACTTAATAAGGAGTGCCAAATGAAGTGCAATCAGAACTGCAACCAAGGACGCAACTGCGTCTGTGGCGATGCCGACAACTGGGTCAACTCATACCTGCACGATGCAATGGCCACAATCATACTGTGTTTCTTCTGCGGGTTCGTTGGGTTCGCTCTTGGGCGGGCATCATGAGTTCAGTAGCGAGTCATAGCTGTAAGACTAGATTTGCCTACGGTGTGAACATCTTCCAAGCAAGTCAGTCGCACCTAACTCAGAGGCGAGAACCAGTTGAATCCTTGCCTATTGCAAACACGCTGAAACGGGAAGAGATACTGACGAGTTTGGCAGATGGGTATTTCACCCTTGCTGCGCTGAGTAAGAAAACAGGTCTGTCCACGGTAGCCTGTTACGAAAAGCTACTGCTACTTATGCGTGAGGGGGAAGTTAAACGTAGGCAGTGTGTAGGAACCCGGGCGCATGAATACACACGGGGGAGGCCGACGGGAACCCTATTGACAAGGACGGAGCGCGTGTTGCAGTTAGTACGCACCGAGCCATTTCTAACAGCTAAGCAGATCAGTGCGAAACTTAGGCTAGGAAAGACAACAAGCCTACTGGCTAGTTTGTTCGCTAAAGGTAATAGCTAGGCGAAAAAACAGGCAACGGGCGTATGTTTATTATTGTGTTGGCTAATGCTGACTTTTGGAGATACCCGTGAATGACAAAAAACTGATTGGCTTCAAGGACGGTATGGCCGTTTACGTTACCGACGCACTACTGGCTGAGAAGGGGGAACGCGAGGTGCGGGAGCAGTTCGGACTGATACGACGCTACCCGGTGATAACTGATCTTAGTGGGCATGAAGTGATGGTCGAAGGCGACAGTCACGAGGATGCTGTGCAGCGATATTTTATGAAAGACCAAAAGATAATGAGGCTGTACCACGCAACCACACAGAAAAAAGCGAAGCTGTACCGACAAAGCGGCGCGATACATGCCCCTGTGCGTGGCTTCACGACGATGCAGGCGGCGATGGCTTGGGCGATGAAGGTGGGGCGCGTTGTGATTCTGGAGTTCGATGCCGACAAGCCGCACAAACTTCCAGACCACCACAACGTATTCGGGGAAGCGTGGTGGAACGACGGCAATGTGACGGATTGGCGCTGCGCATTCTCGGCCATTGGTGATGCATAACGCTGGCGGTAAGCCGCTTAAAAAGTCGGATTGACCAACCTGTTAGATGGAGATTTGATATGACATGCATACAGATACCGGGCGGCGTGATGTGCGTACAGCCAACGTTCAAACCCGGCGACCAAGCGCCAGAAGGCTACTTGGCGTGGCACGAGTGGGCCGAAACGCAGCACAAAGCCGGGTTGCGGCAAAAGGAGTGTGGGCGGTGCGGGAAGTGGAAGTACCCGCAGGAATTGAGCGACACAGTGGACGCTTGCGAGATGCAGAGCCGCAAAGGGCCGATGACTTTGACAACGCCCGTTTGCCATGCCTGTGCAGCGCCATCTAACGCAGAAGTGAGGGGCGCGTCCGCTCGACCGCCCTGTTAAACCGAATTTTTACAGGAGAAGATTATGAGAAAAGTAATAGTGAGTGCGATGGTGGCACACGAACAACCCAGCAACGGGGGCGGTCGCGCCGTTGTTAAGTACGTGCTGACGCCGAAAGGTGAAGCTGTGTTTCACGGGTTCGGCGTGGACTACGAAGAATTTGAAACTGGGCCGGGTAACTACAGCACGGCGCTTGTTGAGTGGCCTGATGGCCGCGTTGAGAGCGTAAGGGCTGATTACATCCGGTTCATGGCATAAAACATGAACACAAAACAATCAACACCGCCAAGCCACACGCCGAAGCCCCGCGCAGAACTACTGGCGTTGGCCGAGCAATGTGGGGCCATGCTGACTGGGAAGCCTGATGGCAGCGAAGCTATCACTGTTGTGTTCACAATTGAGGCGTGGCGTACCTTTGACGGTACTTTGGGGCCTAACACTGAAGTGAGGGGGAGTAGCGTCCAGCTCGACTGCCCAGTTAAACCGATTTTTACAGGAGACAAATATGAACACGCAAGAAGTACCAGACTGGATGGTCGATGCGACCAACATCCCGAAAGCTGACGCGCTACAGATGCTGGCACGCCTACTGCCAGAAGGCTGGAACATCCAGATTGATATTGAGCGCGGAGCAGGAAGCGTGACTCTATTCGCGCCAGAAGACACCATGTATGAAATCGACTCCGGTGGCGAGAGCATCGAAGCAGACATGCTCGAAGCGCTGCGTTTTGCTTGCTGGCGCGAGAAACAAACCGAGCTGGTTGTGGATCGGGCGTGGGCGCAATTCAAGACCGCGATGCGGTTTAACGCCGGAGATAAGCCGCCGCAGGTCGGCCTTGGGCGATGGTTATATGGGGCTTTTACCGGAGAACAAAGCGATGAGAGTTGTAGAACGATTTGAGGACATGAGCCCACGCGGGCGTTTGAGGCTGTTGAAGCAAAGCGACGGCGACATTTTGGTTTGCGTCATAGCAGACCCAGACGGGCCGGATGATGGCGCCTCGGTGAACGTCGAGTTTTGCACCAGTGGCGGGAAAAGCTACAAGACACTGGCCGCGCTCAATGCCTTGATGGAAGCGATGGCGGAAGACAACCGCGACCGCCCGCACTGCTCCCGACGCGGTGAGCGGGGCCTGGGTGTTGACGATGCCACCGACCCATATAACGCCGAATTGTGAATGGTGGCTGAAAGCCATCCACTTCGACAAACCTGTTAGCCGCCACAGGACAAACGGCGGCGTTGAAACTTTATAGGACAAACCCATATGAGCAAAGACGAAACAGCGATTGAGCAAGAGATTCAGGACAAGGGTCTGACCGCGCCACGCATTACCCCGGCTGACATTGACGCGGCGATCAAGGCCGAGGATTACCACGTATTCCCCGGCTCCCAGCTTACCGTGTGCTGCATGACGTTGCAAAACGGGTTCACTGTCACGGGCGAAAGCGCGTGCGCCAGCCCTGCGAACTTCGATGCTGAGTTGGGCCAGAAGATTGCACGCGACAAAGCACGCAACAAAATTTGGCCGCTTGCCGGGTATCTGCTGCGCGAACGCCTGTATCAATCGGTGCAGCCAGCGCAGGCACCGGTCTAAAAACCACGCCGTCACCGATGCAACTTGGTGACGGCTAACGCCGAATTGTGCGGCGGCACGTCCGCCACGAATGCCGTGTTAAACGGCAAAACTTAACCGGAGAAACAGATGCGTGAATTTCTCGTGACGAAGATGGTGTGTGCAACGTGCGGCGGAAATCTGCAACTGACCTATGACGTACCAACCCGCGCAGGGCACCACGCACAAGGCGAACCCACTGGTGCGTACATGGTGCAGCAACTGGTGGCGGTTGAGCCATGCCGCAAATGCATGGCCCCGCTTGAGCAAATGAAGACGGCAGCAAGAACACTTTTTGCGGTTTAACGCAGAAATAACCGGCGGCTGAAAGCCGTCCGGTTGATTGACGGGTTAGCCGTGCGCCCGATTAAGGCACGGCGAGATGACAAAAAGGAACGAGCATGAGCCAAGAAAAACTAGACCACGTTGTTGCAGGCGCAATTTTCGACTTCATGGGGTGGCTGACTACGCGCCAAGAAAAATTGGTACTTTCCAGCGCAGACGACGCGGCACCAGCAGCAGAATCTGTGAAGGAGTTTTTGACGCTGCGCGGAGTGGCACAGGATTGCGAGCCGATGATTCATGACTGGCCTGCGCGGTGCAGCATGGTGACGGCTAACGCAATGTATACCGCAAAAACTGCAATATAACGTGGCAACTTACACCACAAAATCAACCACAACCGCACGCCAGTCGTGCGCTGATAGCTATCATAAAAGTAGCGGCAAACCCCGCAGAAAGGGTCGAAATGAAAACTGAACGAGAAGCGCTGATTGAGAAATTACGCTTGGACTACACCGCATCACTGATTTTTGCGCGAGTGGAACAAGGTTCTGTCCCCAAATAAGTAAAACCCCACAGCAGCGGCGAAGTTGTCCACGCTGTCGCTTTGGAGGTTGTTCAGGCGAAGGATCAACCAAGTTAGAAGCACAATCACCACCACAGCAGGGCGCTGAAGTCTCACAATGGCCTCGACCCAAGGGTACGAGGGGTTGGCCCCACCCGCATCGTTTAGCACCTTGAACATGTCCAGATCGAACTGCCGCATCTTTACGTATTCTTCGACGTTGACGGGCTTGTAACTGTCTTTCTGGACGAACCGTCCAATCAGTGACTTCCCGAGGTCAACCGCGAGGGGTCCAAGGGCTGCAAGTATTGTGAACGGGTCCATGTTTACTCCTGCGTCGTGTAGTTTCGCCACCGTGGGCACGCAGCGAGCGTATGTGTGCCTTTACACAGCGGACAGATCAGCGAATGCATAGCGCCTCCTTCGCGGCCTCATAGAGCCGTTGGCGGTCTTCCAAACCGTTCACCCCGCCGTTGATTCGCCGGGTCAAAAGTACAAACTGCTCTTTGTCGGCAAAGGCGTTGCAGCCGTGGGTTTTCCAAAACCAACCCGCAGACCGCGATGCGAGTTCAGGTTCTGCCAGTCGTTCGGGGTTTGCGATCAGGTCCGCGCCAAGGGCTTTGCCTGTGGCTAAATAGTTGGCACGTCCGGTGGTTTGCAGCAAACCTCTGCCGCGAAAGCGTAGCCCGTCACCCGGCACGGTGTTGCCCAAGTCGTCGCGGTTTTCGTAATTTCGCTGGGCAAGTGTCGGACCCCAAATTTCCGACGTCCAATGTAACCCCCCACTTTCGTGACCAATCTGGGCTAAAAATGCCGCCTGCCTCAATGGTGTGTTGATCTCAAATTCGGCCATTGCCGCCTCGATGTGCGGGAGCCATTCGCGAGCACGATCAATGCGAGCACCAGTGCTGATTGCAAGCTGTTGGGGTGTCATGGCTTAAACCCGTGAGCCGTGGCCCACGACAAAAAGACTGACCCGATGCCAAGGATGCACATCCACACAAGGCCAGCAAGTGATTTTTCGATGATCGCTTTGCGCAGCTCGATGCTCTGCGCCTCCTTCTGGATGGCTAAACGCACCCACCTTAATTCTTCGTCCGTCAGCAAAGTATCCGAGTGGCGCGACCTTACCGCAGCGGCGATTTCGGCCACCAGCTCGTCACGCTCTTGTTTTGTCATTGCTACCATGTCGAATCACTCCTTATTCGTACAAATGCCGCTGCCAAACCCATGACTTCCGACAATGCTCAGTCATCCATGGCTGGAAGAAAAATCAATGATGGGCACCAGCAATTTGCCCTGCCATTTACCATCTTGATAAAGGCTCCACGCCGCAGCACTGATGGTTTCGCCGGGACGTGAGCGTCCGAAGGTGACGATGCGCAGGATTTGCACGTCGAGCCAGATCAGCGCTTTGAGGGTGGGGCTCACACCACAAACCCCATGAATGTGGCGTCAATAATCGTACCGACCCCCATACCGGAAATCGTATAAGCTGCGCCTGTTGTTGGGTTAATGAACTGCACTACCAGCCTGTTTTTCGTCGTGCCGTTGACGTTATAGCTGGCTACAAAAAATGAGGCTAGCAATGCTGCTGTGGTCGAGTTATAGACTAGTGTGCCCGTACCAACACCCATGTTTACACCAGTGTCCAACAACTCTTCAGCAATACGTGGGCTGTATTCAGCTACTTTATCTAAGCGTGGGTCTTGCCAGTACCGTTGCTTGTAAATAGCAATAGCTGTCTCTTTGGGCAATAAAGTCATTAACCCATCATAGCCAAACGCACGAGCCACCGTAACGGTAATGCCCCAGTTGGTTTCACCTCCCGCGTCTTTGGGGTCGTTGGTGTAACCCCCCTCGCGTGCCAGTAGCGCAGTGATGGTGTCAGTGAGATTCATTTGTCTGCCTTTCCGTCTAGCTTAAGTTCAATCTTGTCTAGCTTATTGAACAGGGCGGTTGAGAGCTCCTTTAGGTCATCACGCTTGACGTACGACCCCGCCACCAAAACTTCGATATGTTGCACTTTATAAGCCAATTCAGCGTCGGCCTTTTGGAGCGCCCGAATACTGTCTCGCAGTGAATTAAGAACCCACCCACCCAAAAAGGCAACGAGGGATAAGACTAGGTTGAAAGCGGTTTGAGTATCCATACTTCACCCCTGTGTGTAAGTAATTGAACTCGGGTCCAAAGCCTTAGTTCCAGCCGCTGTGAATACGTTGCCTATCAAAGTTGCGTAGACCTCGATCACCCCCGTGGTTTTGACACGGATGAGTCCAATAGCCGCTACCCCGTTATCGATAATCTTCGTGAAAAAGTCTTTGTCGGAGGCAGGCCACAAGGCTTGAGGCATACCAGTAACGGTGAACGCTGTAGCGTTTGAAGTACCACTGACCAGTGATGAGATGCCGAGGTCTATCGTTACGGTTTTGCCGTTCTGTGAATATCCATATGTCGCTGTAGGAGCCACGGTAAAACCTGTTCCGGTAGCTACGAAGGTCCCAGCGTTGCCACCGTAGTCGTACATCGCGCCCGCTGGGTTTTCGTTGGCGAAGCAAGAAACGCCCTTACGTGGGACGTTAACAATCTTTGATGCTGGGGTGTTGACGCAGTAGTTACCTGAGATGACGCCACCTTCACCAACACCGTTCAAGTTGACGAAAGCCAAGAACCCGATATATCCAGCGTAGTTTCCAGTGATCGAAAACCCCTTAACTAGTCCAGCACCGCTCAACGTGACAGCGTACCCATTACCGAAGTCCGTCTGCCACATGCAGCCCGTTATAGAAACACCGGAAATCAGCTTCCCAGCATCAGGGGCAAGTAGGAATGAGTCAACCCCATTCAACCCTTCTGAACGGCACACAGACAGCGTTAGACCCAATACAGACCCAGCTAGATATATGTCGTTAGCTACACACTGCTCAAAGTTGCAATTAAAGAACCCCAGTGAGTCAGTCGCAGCGGTGTTTGACAAGAAGAACCCAATACCCCCGGTAAACGTGCAACCGCTGAACATATACTGCCCACCACCCGTGAACGCATCCATGTGGACGCCATAGCTGGTGATTGAATACAGGGTTACTTCTTCAAAGAAGTTTGAGAAGCAAGCGGTTCCGGTTATGTAGAGACCCTTCTGCAGCCCGTATAGTTGGACGTTCTTGATAAGGACGTATGAAATGTTATTGAGCCGGATACCAATGGCTAACGAGTTGTCGCTTCGTAAGGTAATATCTTCAACCCCACCGTAGTAGACAACGCTCGCCGCTAGGTTATCGAAGTCCAGCATAACTTGCCCAGCGGTGAAACCGACGGCAAGAATACCAGTGGAGAAAGCACCATCACCGATAATGGTCAGCCTTCCGCTGATAAGTAAAGTGGATGTGATTTTATAGCTTTGCCCAGCATTAGGGGCTGGGAAATATAGCGTCTGTTTGCGGTTACTCAGGTTCGTGCAGTAGTTGATCGCGGCTTGAATGGCAGCGGTATCGTCAGTGACCCCATCGCCTACCGCACCGAAATCTTTGACGCTCACACTCTCCCGCAGCTTCGCCTGCACCGTCGTCGCCACAGCACCCGCCCCGCTGGCGATATGCCCGACAAGTGACGATCCTGTGGATGCCGCAAGGTTTGCAAGAATCGTCGCCGCCTGATCACCAGGCAGATTGTCCTGCGTCCAGATCGTGGAGTCCGCCGCATCTTTCAATACGATCTTGTAATTCGCAGCACTGAAGAATATCGACGCCTCGCCACGACTGTCAAGAATCACCGGATTCGCGTTTGGTGTACCTGCAGCAGCGGTGGTGTACGTTGCCAGTGGTGTCGTGGTTCCAGCAGCGTATGTGTACACCTTCCCGCCGACAAGGGGAATGCCCCCTGCAGTGAAGTATTGTTGCTTACCTTGGGGCATTAGTGCGGCCATGTTGTTTCCTTAAGGGCGGTCTGCCAATTTTCTCAATTGGTTATTGGTTTCGGATTGTCGGAGATGATTCAGGGTCT